GCACCCGCGGCGGCTACATCGACACCGCCGGCGGGCGCATCGACACCGGCAGCGGGGAGATCGATACCGCCGGCGGGGGCATCGACACCGACGGCGCGTCGCTCGCCTGCGGCGTGCTCTACTGGCGGCTGATGTGCATGCCGGGTGTCCCGGCGAAGAAATTGCGCGTCGGCCGGGTGCGTCCGGATGCGATGTGCCACGACTACTGGGAGCAGCGCCTGGGCATGGCGGTAGAGGGGTGTTGGCCCGCGATTGAGCGTCAGGTGCGGCCGCACCTGGCGGATCTCCTGGCGCGCGAGGACTGGACGCCGACGGAGCGATGGATACTGGAGAGCCATATGCCGCCGCCGAGGCGGCGGGAAAGGATGGTGAATGAATGACTGAAATCGAATACCTGCGCGCCAACGCGCGCGACATGGGCTGGGCGGCGGATGAGTCTTTCACCGACAGCGAACTGGAGGCCCTGCACAAGGCGTGGATAGCAATGCCGGGAGGCGTCCAATGACTGACACACCGACCAACGCGAAACTGGACCGGTTCATGGCGGAGAAGGTTATGGGGTGGGTCATATGGGACGGTCAGGGCAGCATCGATACGCAGAGCTATTGCTTCCGGTTTGCGGATGATACGCTTATTGCGGTTCTCAATGACGGCGAGCAGTTCACTTGGCGCCCCTCCGCCGACATCGCCCAGGCGTTTGAGTGCCTGGAGAAGTGGGCGAAGGGCTCGCGCAGGGAGGCCGACATCACGATGAGCGGCGACGGCTGGGATGTTGTGCTGAGCGACGTGAAGCTCGTGGAAGCCGTGGCGTGGACCCATGGCCCCGACTTGGCTGGCGCCATCTGCGAAGCGATCTATGTGGCCGCGCCAAGCTCACGCGAGAGTTCGGGGACCTCGCTGGTCGCGTGGCGAACTGAGGCGGATCAAGCGGAAGTTCTGGAAGCGACAGCGCCGCAAGGCGCGGCAGACCTTGGGAGATTGGGACGAGAGGCGGAACAATGATTGAGCGGCCAATCTCATGCACAACCGAAAACGTCCTGGCGATATTGGCTCGACGGCAGACGCAGACCAGGCGCGTGATTATTCCCCAGCCGCCCGACATCGCCGGCTTGTACTGGCTGGGCGGACGGTGGTACATGCCTCCCGGAGAGCCTGCCAGTCTTCCGCCGGCGCCATGCCGCTACGGCAAGCCGGGCGACAGGCTGTGGGTGCGCGAGGCATTCCGGGTAACAGATCGGACCGCTCGGGACATGGCGCGTGTGGCGTACAAGGCGGGGGGCGGCGTGCGGCATGTCCACATACCGGAAACCCACTGGGACACACCCACGGCGCAACCGCGAGAGAAGTGGGTTTCTGGCCGATTCATGCCATCGTGGGCTTCTCGCATTGTGCTGGGGCTTACCGAGGTGCGAGCGGAGCGGCTCCAGGATATCAGCGAGATGGCCTGCTACGCAGAGGGCCGACCGTTGGACCTGGAGATGGACCCCGTGAGCCGCCCGGGCGCGTCGTGGTTCCGGGATCTCTGGAACTCCGTCGACTCCACGCGCGGCCGTGGCTGGGATGTGAACCCATGGGTCTGGGTGCTGACATTCCGGTGGCGGAACGCTCGTATTCTCCGGCTCGCTCTCAACATAGAGGTGACGCCATGATCTGGAGAGAACGGTTGAGGCGGGCGGCGGTGGCGAGGTACGGGTCGTTAACTGCGGCGAGTGTGGCGCTGGGATTCGGCGAATCATCGCTCGCCAAGTGGTGCCGCGGCGCCGCGGCGCCCTCGCCGGACACGATTGCGATTCTGACCGCCGCGTTTCGTGGAATCGACATTCCATATCCGAAGCCCAGGCGGTTGTCCGCAGAGCGCCGGCCGTGGGTGATGAAACTCAGGATGCATGTGTTACAGCGATTCGGCAGCGCAGAAAGGGCCGCTGTCGCCCTGGGGTTCGAGCCGTCGACCGTAAGCCGGTGGGTCCGGGGCGCAGCCAGGCCCAAGGATGAGGCGGCCGACAAGTTGGAGGCGGAGTTCGGTCCGCTGGGTCTGCCTCGGGATTCTGATGGTCGGAAATTGGACGCGCACCTGGCGCGGCTTTCGGCCCGGCAGGCTGAGTTGTTCGCCGCGACCGGCGTCATGCGAACCTACACGCTGGAGGAGGTCGGGGGCGGTATCAGAAGCCGAGAGCGCATGCGACAGATCGAGACGGTCGCGGTCGCAAAGCTGTTGCGCGGGTTGCTTATGGCCCTTCCCCAGTTCTTCGCTGAGCACGTAACCGACGCCCAGCGGCGGGCGTTGCTCCGCGAGAATCTGAACGACCTGGCTCGCGCCGGCCGGTTTCTCAAGACGATCCAGGGAACGGAGAAGCGAATTGCATAAGAGGGCCACGGATGGCCGTATGTAGAGTATGCGCGAAGCGGTTCCCGGGTTACTACGTGAATTCCTCGGGGCTGTGCGATGACTGCACGTGGGATACGTGGATACCCAAGGGCTACCAGAAGCGGGAGATGTACGCCTACGATTCGTTCTGGGGCCATTCCAACGCCACGTGCCGGCCGCCCCTGGGCGTGGAGTTCCTGGACGTATCCGCCCCTCGCGCATCCGCCGTCCTGAGGCTGCCGCCCAATATGGACGAGCGGGTGAGGCTGGCGGTTGAGTATATGGCGATCGGCCACACGCAGGCGGAAGCGGCGGGAATGGCGGGAATGGCGTATCGTACGCTTCAGCGGAGTTTGCAGCGACTGCGCATTTTTTTGAAGAACGATGGCGCAAAACCGGGGTTGGCATGTAGTTCCCTATGAGGGAAGGTATACATGGACTACCCCCCAGGGCTGGAGGCCCGCGACATTGAGCAGGTCGGCAGCCAGGACCGCGACGACGCCCTACAGGAGGCGTGGGCGGCTCATTTGGCCGGCGAGGATCCCCGGCGGGCTGTCCGTCGCTACGCCATGCGGGAATACCGCCACCGCAGGCGAGAGGCGGCGACCTCTCCGCGCACGATAGACACCCTAGGCCCCTCTGATATGCGGGGCGCGTGGTGATCCGCCGCGCCACGGCGGCCCGCGCCCGCCGACAGGATCGCCGGGCGGGCACGGGCTGCCGCCAGAGCCGCACGCATGATGCCGCTGTCTGGGGTGGTGCGTGTCATCGTCATGCTCCTGTCTGCCGCGGCCTCGGGGGCGGGCTCTCCAGATCCCCCAGCGTCAGGCCCATCGCCGCGGCGACTGTCTCGGCCGTGCTGACACGCGGGTTTCGGGTTCCCGCGAACATTTTCTGAACGCTGGCCGGGGGGACGAAATGGCCCTGCTCGGCGGTCCGGGCGGAGATGGCGGATTGTGTGAGGCCGAGATAATCGGCCCACGCCTGGAAGTGTAGCATTCTCAGGATTCCTCCGCAGTCACGGTCTTCTTCAGATCATAGAGCCTGTTGCGGGCGCGCCCTACGGAGGCGCGCGTGCGTTCGCCTCGCTCATTGGTCCATCGGACGCACTCGCGCCACTCGGCGGGCTCGAATCCGACGTGCTCGTAGACATGTAGCGTAGTCCCATGCGGGCTGATGGCGAGCCGGAAATCGCCCTCGCGCTCGAGCATTTCGGCGTGTTCGGCTACGTCGATACCCTGTTGTGCGTCGAGCGGAACACCGGCAGCCTCGATCTGGCGCAGGGTGACAGGCACGTATTGGCGCGGGACCTCGTCTCGGAGGATCGATACCTCGTCGGGGTTGCCGTGGGCGTCGATCAGCCGGCAGATTCGGTCGGCGTCCTCAGCGCTGAGGATGTGGAGGATGACGATCCATCCCACGTCGTCAGAGTCGTTATCGTAGCTGTCGGCGATCTCGCAGGCTGTGTCGAGGAGCTCCTCCACCGCCGGGGGCATCGCCCCGCACTCATCGTCCTGTTCATAGCGCAGCACCAGATCCCCGATGGGTTGAGGATGTGGGTCGCCGGCGGCCTCCGTCAGCGTCACGGTGTAGTCGGCCGCACCGTAGGCGTCGGCGAGATCGTAGGCCAGGCCGCGCCAGCCGTCTGGGGTCGCCGGATAGAACGTGGTGCCGCCGGCGGTGCAGAGCTCGAGCGCCGGCCCATCCTGTAGGATCTGTGCGAGCGCGGCCGGGATGTCCTGCTCATAACAGAGGGCTGCGTCGTCGAGAGTGTGGAACCTGTGCCAGTGCGGGTCGCTCCGTGTCTCGTCGAGCGCCTCATCCATCGAGGCGACCGCCGCCTCGTAGGAATCGACCGTGTCGGTCCAGTCGCGACTGTAAACCACATGCTCGGCGGCTGTGACAGTGATCGTGATTCGCATGGTTCATCTCCTGTGCGTCATGTAGAGGTTTACGCCGGGTTCCATGCCCGACTCTGGTATAGTATAGGTTTATTCGGCTAGCCTGACCAACTAAAAATAAAAATTTATGATGGGTAAAGAACACGGGACAACGCGGGGGACAACGCGGGGGACAACGCGGGGGCGGCCATTCGCGAGCGGTAACCGTGGGCGCCCGCGCGGGTCTCGCAATCGCGCGACCCTCCTGCGCGAAAACGTGGTCACGGCTATACTCGCAGAGCTCGATCGGCGGAACGAGAATTGCGAGGCAGAGGGTGTCGAGGGGGGGTATCTCGCCACGCTGGGCGACAAGGCGTTTACGGATTTGCTAAAACAGATCATTCCGCGGAATCTTGACGTAGGAGGCGAGGGATTCGGCGTAGTCATGGCGGCGTTGCAGGCTAGGGCGGGCGAGACCACCTGACACGCCCCTAACACGGGCGATTGCAGCTGTGAATGAATCCGAAATCCTGGCCTACGTTGCCTCCCTGACGCCCGAGCAGGCCGCCGAGTTCCTCCAGTTTGGCAATTTCGCCCCGACGTTTTGGTCGATTGAGACCAAATCCGGAGCCTACCAGCCGTTCGCCCTCACGCCTGCCCAGCAGATCGTAGAGGCTGAGTACCGGCGGCAGATGGACGACCGTGGGTTCGTCCGGATGAACGTGCTCAAGTGTAGACAGGTGGGCATGAGTACTTACTGGACACGCAGGGCTCTGCTCTACGTCCTGTCCCGTGGACCTGTGGCGGCCATGAGCATCGCCCACCAGCTGGAGTTGCCGGCAGAATGGCTGCACAAGTTGCGGCGGAACATCAGCGAGACGCCCAAGTGTCTGCGCCCCGCGCAGCAGGCCGAGCGCGGCAATGAGCTGGCGTTCGCGAATGGCAGCCGCTACAGAATCGGGTCGGCCCAGGGCGGATTCCCGGGGATGGGCGACACCGTGCACTTCCAGCACCAGAGCGAGGTGGGACGGTGGGACAAGCCCCCGATCTCCAAGGACCCCGATGAGGTGCTGATCCCGTTGCAGCCGGCCATGCCGACGGGCGATGATCGGCTGGGTACGGTGGACGTATACGAGTCCACCGGCGTCATGGTGGGCGACTGGTGGAATCGTAAATGGCTCTCGGGCCACGAGGGCGACGACGAGTATGTAAATGTGTTCCTGCCATGGTATTTGGTCCCCAGCTACCGCCGGCCGGATCTGGCCGGTGACGTGCTCGGCCTGAGCCCGTATGAGCAGGAGACCGTCCAGGAGGCCAGGCGGCACGGCATCGATCTGAGCCATGCTCAGATAGCATGGTATCGCAACAGCCTCCGGCAGCCGCCGTACTGCGGGAATGAGGACGAGTTTCGAGCAGAATACCCCTCGACCGAGGATGAGGCGTTTATGTCGCCCGGCGCGACGATCCACAGCGCCGAGGCCGTCAGGATCGCCCGGTCAACGGTCAGGGAGCCGGTCTGGCGTGGGAATCTGTTCGGGACCAACGCGGCGCCGTCACAGGCGGCGCGGCATCCCAACAGCACGGATGGCGAACTGTTCATCCTCGAATGGCCGGATGACCGGTACCACTACGTCATCGGCGCCGACTGCATGTGGGGCAGGACCCGGGACGCCGATTGGGATTACGCGCACTGCGAATGCCTCGACACCGGCCGGGTAGTGGCCTGGATTCGGACGCAGTGTGCGATGCACGAATGGGCATGGAAGTTGGCCGCGCTCGGGCACTTCTACGAAACCGCCGTACTCGCGCCCGAGCGCAACGCCCAGGCCGGAGCGGCGGCGGATGGCGTAATCGCCACACTGCTCGGCACCGTGGCGAATTGGCGTTACCCCAACCTCTGGATTCGCTCGTCCGACACGAAACTGAGGGGCTACCGGCCGGAAGACTACGGATGGCAGACCGACCACCAGACCAAGGGTCAGATGATCGCGTTCGCGGAGCATCAAACGCTCCTGGAAGCGTTTGACTGGGCCGACCCGGTAGCCGTTGACCAGATGGCGACCATCATTCGGCGCGACGACAACTCCATCGGCGCCCCCGAGGGCATGCACGACGACGCCTGGATGAGCCGGTTGATAACGGCGATGGTCGCGCACCGGGAGCGGCCCAAGACGGATCTGTACGTTGAGCCGGAACAGCAGGTGTTCGTGCCGACGCCGCTGCATCAGCGTGTGCAGGCGATGCTGGAGGATGAATGATACACAACCCGCCGCCGGGCTACCGGGATCGCCCCACGCTGCCATGTTGTGCGCACTGCGCGCATCGCTGGGGTGTTGACGAGTGCATGACGTGCATCTGGCCCGAGACGAACAGCGAGCGCCTAACGGATGGCGGCGACGCGACCCCTACCGGCATTTGCCGACACTTTCGGATCAGAGCGCAGGACCAACCTGAGCCAGACCGCTGCTGCAACGAGTGGAAGGAGATACTGGAGGGCTTTGCATGTCTGCCGCCGCAGCGACGTGATGGTTGGATACGACAGATCATACTCGCCTTTGACGGGATAGATCCGAAGGATCTGGATCGCACTGCCACGAATCTACAAGGCCGCTATTCCGTCTGCAGCGCGATGTTTGAGGGGATAGATCAGTAATGCCGGAAGCCGATCAGCAATACAAGGGAACCGACCGCCAGGCCTATCTGGACTACACCGAGCGGGACATCAGTCCGGCCGCCGACCTGGCGTTGGTGCGCCGGTGCAATCGCCGGATACAGCGGGCGTCCAGGCTGCTCAGCATCGAGAGGCGGAAGGCGGACGCCGCGGAGATCGAGCAGTATCTCGCCCCCCGGATCGAGTACCGTCATCGCGACAAGCGGGGCAAGATCGAGTTCCGCTACATGCCCTACCTTCTCCCGATCATGGAGGACGCTATCGGCCGGGCGCTGCCGGGCCTTCCGGCGCCGTCGATTGAGGACCGCAACGAGCAGGTTATGGGCTTCGCCGACACGGTCCGGGCCCTTGTGTCCTACACGTTTTCGGCGCCTCGCTGCCAGGTACTGTCCGCTGCCCAAGACGCCATGTGGGATGACGCCCGCTGGGGCATGGCGGTGCTCAAAACGACGTGGCGCACCACGCTCGAGCCGCGCGAGCCCTCGCGAGTGACGGATGACGACCAGATCGCCCAAGAGGCCGCCAAGGCCCAGACCGAGAACGACAGCATCGCGGGCGCCCGGATTGCCGACTCCGACAATCACGAGGTCCACCTCCCGATTCACGCCAACTACATGGAGTCGCTGCCCCCCGATCACCCCGATTGGCAATATCTGGACCTCCACATGCGGGCGCACGCGGCAGAACGGGTCGCGGTCACCCATGAGTGGCCGGTTGTCGAGACGATCAGCCCGGATCGGTTCGTTTACGACCCCGACGTGCCGTGGGACCGCAGGACATGGGAAGCGGAGCTACGGTCGGTCAAGCTGAAGACCCTGTTCGACCTGAAGTACAGGAACCTGAACACCGCCAACCTGCCCATCGAGATCAAGCCCGAAGAGAAGCATCCGTCCTGGGAAGACATGACCGTTCAGGTGTGGGAGTTTCACGAGATCGACACCGGCCAGTTGTACGTCATCCCGGTGAACGGCCGCGAAGATGGGTTGCCGCTCTATAAGGGGCCGTGGGAATGGGGGGAGGTTGACATCTACATCCCCGTGGTGACCCGCCCGTACAAGAGCGGACGCTCGCACATGCACGGCGCGGCCACGGCGGCGCTGTGTGTGCCGATTCTGGAGCGACTGGCCGACATCGATTACGCCATCGACCGGCACGTGTTCGAGCACAGCAACTATAAGCAGGTCGCGCCCAAGGGTACGGCCGACAGCCTCAAAGCGGGCCTGAACGACCCCAATCAGCGTTTTGTCGAGGCCTCGCCAGAGGCCGCGCTTGGGATGAAGGAGTACAAGCCCCCGCCGCTGCCCACCCCGGTGTTAGAGCAGCACGAGCGGGAGATGAACAAGCTCCGCAAGATTACGGGCGGCGACCCTCAGGACACGGGAGAGGATCACACTCACGCGATCACCGCTTCGGAGAGCCTCCGCCGCGCCGCCCAGTCCGACCGGCGGACCAAGCGCAACCAGGAGATCATGGGCAAGGCGCTTGCCCACATCGCCCGGAACTTCATCCGCCTGTACAAGATGTTCGCCACACAGAACATCGCCCTTCGCGTGGTGACTGAAGTCGGCCCGGAATACCTGGCGCTCGACCCCTCGGACATTCCCGAGGATATCGACATGTACGTTGACCTGCGCGGGGAGTCGGATGAAGCCCGCGCGATCGAGTATCAGATTGTTCGCGAGGCCTTCGAGTTCGCCACCAAGATGGCCTATCCGCTCGACGTGATAGAGGCCGTTGAGTACGCGATGCGCCGCGGCGGCGTTCGCCGGCCGGAGCGGTTCAGGATGCCCGAGACGCCGACGCCGGTTGTAGAAGGCGAACAGGGGTCCATGCCGCAAACCATACCGATTTCCGCGTACCAGGGCGGGGCGCAGACCCCAGTGCAGGCAGGCGCAATATCGTGACGCCAACCTCGAGTGAATCGGCCGACTTGGTCGCTATGTGCATATCACGCGACTTTCGCGCGGCCCTTCGCAAATCCTGTTGCCGCTTCGATGAGGAGTTGCGGCAATTGCCAGCGCACTCGCCCGGGCCCGCATGCCTGTGCGCGTGGTACGAGTATTGCCCGAACTGCGCGCCGGATCATCAAATGCGCGGGCATAGGTGGCCTTCCGAGGCCAAAGACTATTCGGCCATGATCCCGCTTACGCGATCCACCGGTTAGGGAGACACACATGTTGGTCCTCGGCGCGTACGCCGCCTGTGCAGGCCTCCTGGTCGGCTGGCTTTTGATTCTCCACCGGTCCATCTGCCGCCATGAGCGCGAACTCAGGATACTTCGCGACCGAATCCGCTATTTGAAAGCGGATTGCGGCTGGTTGAAGACACAGACGCCGAGGAATACGCGAATGGTACAGCGGCTATGCCCGGATCACAGCTACCGCGACGGCCATTGCGTATTGTGCGGCAAGCCACAATAGGGAGACACATATGAGGCTCAGCGAAGTCGTCAAGGGCGCCACGTACATGATTGCCAACCCGTGCAAGCGCATTGTGACGGTTGAAGACACGGGCACATGGGAGAAGATGATCAAGGGCGGCGTGGAGACGCAGGGAGCGCCCCGATTGGAGGAGTTGCCCTGCGTAACCGTTCGCGCCACCATCCCCGCCGTCGAGATTGAGGGGTTCGTTTCCAGGAAGGCCGCCGCGAGGGGCGCCAACATGCGGCAGGCGCTCGCGGGCTTGGACGAGGACACCGACGTTGACTGGCGGTGCTGGAAAGAGGTCTGGTGTGAGCGTCGTGTCGGGACACTCGTTCGGGTCCGAGGCGGCACGGCGATGAAGGTCTCCGAAGATCCCGCCCAGCAGGTTCATCAGGTGTATTGCGAGGCGATCACCTCGCTCGACGGGCGTGTGGGGACCGGCCCCAGCCCCGAAATCGAGGACTGCCCATTGCGCTCCTCCGGGCTCGTGGGCCAGTCAGTCGAGCCGCTGTCGCGTGTGGCCCAAACGAAGCTCAGCGCCGACCCCTTCGCCCTGCCGGCGGATGAGGAGGCGGCATGAAATACGAGTGTCCTCAGTGCTGGTATCCCTCGGGTACGCGGGGGACCTGTCCTCATTGTGCGATTCCCTTGGTCCCCGAATCCGAACTCCCGACAAAACAAGAGCGGGCGACCATATGCGGCCAGTCAAGGGCCGATACGCGGCCGGCGCCGGTGTTCCCGCACTCTGATTATCCGATGCCCATGATCCAGTCGGACGAGATCCACGGAGCCGCAAGGATGGACTGGGCGGCGGGGCGCGAATTCACCAGCAAGCGGGACCGCAAAGACTACTACACGGCCGCGGGCCTGAAGCGCGTGACCGTCTCGGAGGCTCAGGACTTGGGCGTCACCGGCGACCATCCCAACCCGAAGAAGTCCCACAGCATCCCCGGCGTCAGCAAGACGCACCGCCGTCGGAAGTGGCACGAGCAGATTCGGTAAGGAGACGCGGATGTCTAGCCCAGCGCTCGGTTGGCCCGGCCATACAGACGAAGAGACCCCCAGCGAAGAAGCCTGCCGGTGGATGCGTGAGCATCCCGAGGAAATGGCGCGCTCTATTGCGGGCCATGTCACTGCGCAGTGCGACGTGAATATGCGGCTTGGAGATGACGGTCCACGGCTCTATGCCCACATGGAGGGGCTGGGGCATTGGATTCTCGACACGAAACCACAGGGAGACACGAATGCCTGATCCGGACAGTATAGAAGAAGCCCCGGAAACCCCGGATGCGGACGAGACGCAACCGGAACCGGAACCGGCGGACACGGGCGAACCGGAAGCCCCGGAGGCGCCCGAACCCCACGATACCACGCCCGACCCGTTCTTTGATGTGTTCCCGGAACTGGCCGGGAAAGACGTACCGCCTGAGACGCGCGAATTGCTGCTGACGCGGGAACTGACGACGGCCAGGGCCTCGCAAGCATCCGTGAAGGACGCGACCGAAGAGCCGACGCCTCCGTCACCCCAGTTGGCGCAGTTCGGAGCCTATGACGATGAGAATATCGACAGAGCATTGAACCTGTTGCAGGAGGGCGACACCACTGCGGCGGCCAGGATGTTCCGCGATATACGTGACAGCCACAGGTCTTTCGTCGATACGGTGGGAACAGTGCTCGACCGCCACAATGAGCGGTTGGATGAATTGGCGTTGCCTACGCACTTGGAGGACGCTCTGCCGGAAGTTCGTGGCGCTACGCGCGAGGATATCCGCGCAGCCGCCAGGATCATGGGCAGCGGCGAAACCAAGTCGCCCAAACTGGCGCTTGAACTGGTCATGTTACGACGCCAGGCCAGCGCGCCGCCGCCTCCGGCCGCAAGGGACGCAGACGACTCCGCGCGCCGAAAGGCCGCGGCAATCGCCGCGTCCAAGCGGGCCTCGGGCGGCGAGCCGGAGGGCTCGGTACAGGTGGGCGTCGGCGCCTCGGAGGCGGAGTTCATAAAGCTTATGACTCAAGAGGTCGCCGACGGCGGGGGTTCGCTTATTAATTCGAAATAGCCTACCAACAAGGGGGGAATCATGCCCACAGGGACTTACGAGGGGAGTCCGAGCGCGTATCGGGACACCTATCAGCGACTCACCAGCGCCGATATCTACTTGGCGCAGATCCGATTTGCGTGTTGGACGAAAACACCATGGACGCGAATCATCGCGGCCGAGGGCTACGGCGTGGAGGCGCTCAAGAACGTTGAGCAGTTCCACAACGCCAGGCCCACCGGCCGAATGATCCGGCTGGACTCCGGCAAGTACCAGATTACCGGAAGTATTTTCGACAACTCGGCCACAACCTATCACTCCGGGCGGTTGACCAAGCGCAACCCGGAACTGATCGAGGGCGGGGACGAGTATGCGTATGCATGGCACCAGTTGAACGCCGTCGCGTATGCGCCTCAGATCGACGTAGACGACAACAAGGGCGGCCCGATTGACATCCTTCGCCACAAGATGCTGGTCATCCAGTCTCAGTTGGTGCAGGACTTCAACTACGCCATCCTCGGCAACAGTTCCGGCCCGGACCACGGCACCATGGGTCCGACGGCGCTCTACAGCGACCTGCCGAACCTCATCTCGGTCACGCAGACGCGGACTGTCGGGAACATCTCCGCCACCAATAGCTACTGGCAGAACGGGTATACGCAGGTCAGTTCCGTCGGCGGCGGGGGCGCCATGGACCGGCCGCTGCTTCTGCGGCGGAAGATGCTGAAACGGTCCAATACCCAGATGACGTACGGCGAGTCCACCGGGCCGCAGGATTACGTGATCCTGACGACCCAGGGCGGCCATCAGTATTACGACCGCATGATGTACGCCGACGCGATTGAGGGCGGCAAGGGCGATTTCGGCGTGTCCAGGCGTTACGACGCCGCGGGCGTTCAGGCCCATGCCTTCAACGGCGCGCCGGTCGTGTGGGATCCGGCCGTTACCGTGCCCTATGGGGCCACCGCGGGGACCGAGACGTTCTACGGGGTTCACATTCCGAGCTTCGCCATCGCTATTCGCAAGGAGCACAACTTCAAGTGGTCCGGCTGGGAGCCGCCGCGGCTGCATGACGACTACGAAACGATGGTCGCGGCCGTCAGCGTCCGCTCCACGCCGATGGTGACGGCGCGGCGTCCGCACTGGACCTGCTATGACATTCCGGGCTGCCCGGACTGATGGCCGCCTGACGTGAGGTAGCCTTTTTCACACATCACAGTTCCACAGGGGGGATGACAAATGGCTTACGCTGTTTCTGCAATGCACACCCTTGATGCTCCGATTCTCGACGCTCTCGACGTGACGGGTCAGACGACCGACGTGGGCGAGACCGGGAAGATCGTGACTTCAACGGATGGGCGCAAGTACAAGAAATGTGTCGTGGACGCCAGCGCCGTAGCGAGCGGCGCGGGTGAGCCCGCCTATTACATGATCGGCGCCACCGCTAACGAAGTGACCAGCGACTACTCCGACGCCCAGGTGTCCGAGCAGTTGGGCGCGTCGTTCGCGGGCGTCTTCACCGCCGCTGTTACCGGCGGGGTCGTCGAATATGTATGGATCGAGGTTCCGAACGGGGCCGTGACGCCGGACTGTAGTTGCGCCACGGAAGTAGGTGTCTGCGACGGGCTCACCGCCCAGAACGATTCCTACTTCTCCATCTCGTCCAGCGACAGCGACCGCGTTGTCGCCATTGCGATGGAGGCCGCCTCAAGCAACCTCGCCGACATCGTGATGATTCCGTGACCTATCACCGCTGGGGCCGTCGGGGGGGCGGCCCCGGCATTCTTTCCCAGGGAGACACACATGGACGATATCCGCGACATCGACGAGCGGATCGACGGCGAATCGTGGACGTACACGATCACCATGGAGGACGTGACCCGCCGCTACCCCGCCAGGAGCGATTGGCAGGATTACACCCCGCGATTCGGCGGGGAAGTTCTGGCGATGGGCCGGGCGGTCTATGAGACGCAGCCGCAGGAATCGACCGACATGCTCCTGCGATTGAACAGATACCTCTGTTACAAATACGCGCCGGGCAATCTGTGGATTCTGCCCACCTTTGAGCGGATGCCTTATCCGTTCGCCGTGTATTGGCCTCTGGCCTGTGCGTTCAAGACGGAGAAGGTACAGAATCGCCGGTTCGATTGGTATCTGTGGATGGACGATGATGTCATCGCCACGCCGGACGATTTCGAGGCCCTACGTGCAGCCGCCAACCCGTATCTCCGCCCGTTTGTCTCGGCGACGCCTTACGACCGGTTCGAGCCGCACTGCCCGGCGGTAACGGAGTTCATCGAGGGCAAGCCCAAGAAGTGGGTCAAGGCCCCCGAAACCGGGACATTCGCCGTGTCGCATGTTGGACTGTGTATGGCGTTGTTCCACCGTTCGCTGTTCGAGAAGGTTCCCGAGCCGTGGTTTGGGGTTTCGGCGCCGACGCTCAACACAACGGGCATGAACCCCGATTACTGGTGGTCGGTTCAGCTTAATCGCGCGGGCATTCAGCCCCATGTCTGCTGCGATGCGAAGGTCATTCATCTTGGCCGCAAGTTGCGGATCAACCGCGAATACTCCGAACAGTGGCAACAACGGTCGCCTCGTCGTCAGGACCACGCGGATGTTCTGGAGGCGAAGAGCACGGTAAGCCCCGCGACCGGGGCCACCGTGATTACGCCCCCCAAGCCACGCAACGGACGGCGCAATGACTGAAACTCTCGCCTGGGCCACGGCCATCTATGAGGCGGTCAAGACCCCCGCGTGGTTCGCGCTTCAGAAGCTCGGGTTTCGGCTGGCCAGGCGGTTCGCCGAGGACCGGCTGTGGTTGCTGAGACACCCCCACGATCGCCTGACCTACCCGTTCTGCGTGTATTGGTACGTGCAGGCCATGTTCGAGCGGGAGCGGGCGGAGAATCGCAGGGCCGATTGGTTTCTGTGGATCGAGGACGACATTGTGCCGTCCGACGACCTTTACGAGCGCCTGCGCGCCGTCGCCGACCCCGAGGACCGCCCATTCGTCGCCGCCCTGGCCTACACGAGAACCCCGCCGTACGGACCGGGCGCCGTGTCGGTGCGGAAGCTCGGCAATGTCAAGACCCGCGCCCAGTGGGAGAATGTGCCGGCCGATGGCGTACATCCGGTGGACAGCGTCGGCATGTGCGCCGCGCTCTTTCACCGTTCGCTGTTCGACCGCGTGTCCGAACCGTGGTTTGGGGTGCTGCCGCCGAGTAAGCGCGGTGGTATCGGCCCGGACGCCTACTGGTGCGAGCGGCTTCGCCAACACGGCATTCAGCCCTATGTCTGTTGTGACGCCGAGGTCAAGCACATCGGCCCCCCCGTATTGATCGACCGTCACAGCGCCGCGCGGTGGGCCGCTGCACAGGAGATCAAATGACAGCGACCGCCATCATCGTCACATGCGAGCGCGACCGCGCGTTCACGGAAGCCTGCGTCGCCGGGATTCGCAAGTATTGGTCCGGCGTGGAGCCGATGGTGATTCTGGACACCGACCGTGAGACGGAGGCCCCGTTGCCGCCGGACATCCGGGAGATGGTGCGACGGATGCCCGTTCTGCGCCGCGTGTTCGATGTTCCGTACGTCAGTCCGACGGAGAACATCTACTCGCTGGACAGCGATTGCCTGGTATTCTCCGACCCGACGGATTTCCCGGTTCCCGCCTATCAGGGCGTGGCCGGACACGACCCGGTTGAAGGGCTTGAGGTATGGGCCTCGCTTGGAAAGGCATTCCCGATCGCGCACCCAAAATTGTGCGGCGGGATGTATTCGTATCGGAAGAGCGATTTCCTGGGACTCAAGGATCTTGCGATTGAATACCTGCGCCGTTGCCGTCTGCGGGGGCTGGATCGGGGCCAATGGCCCGGCGTCGTGTGCGAACAGAGCCTTGTGGCGGGCATGTGGCGGCTGCTCTACAATGACCATCCCCTGCCCGCAGACCGCTATCCCCTGAACCGCCCCACGGAATCACAAGTGATCTTCCACATATCGGACTCCAAGTGGGGCGGCCGGTTCGATGAGTACGTACGGCAGTACATGGAGGCGATATGATCGCCAATAGCATTGTTGAGGTCGAGCTCACCACCGCCTGTACTCGCAAGTGTTGGTTCTGCCGGACGACCCTGTTGCCCGAAGATCGAGACGCCCCAGCATACCTCACCGCCGAGCGGCACGCGGCCCTTATGGACGCCCTCGCGGCCGTGGCTTACGATAAATGGATCGTCTATTGCGGGCATGGCGAGCCGACGCTGCATCCCAAGCTCGTCGAGTTTGTCGCGGAGGCCAAGGCGAAGGTTCCGAACGCCAAGCTGGCGATGTCCACCAACGGCGACCCTCTCACGCCGGCGATGCTGCGGTCGCTCATGGCCGTGGATTCGATTGTGTGGGATGTGTACGAGAACGACGACACATCCCGCCGCATCGGCTGTATTGTCCGCGAATCCGGCTATCCACCCGAACGGTTCGCCGTGATAGACGCTACGGCCTTTCCTGTGACCGCATGGTTGAGCCGGGCCGGGACCGGCTTCAAGAGCGACCGGGCGAAAGCGGCCGGAGCCAAGGTGTGCGGGGCTCCCACGCGGAAAATCTTCCTGACGGCGCGAGGGCGGTTCGCCTTGTGCTGCAACGACGGACACCGGCGTTTGTCGTGGGATTGCTCGCTCCCCGAGCTCTTGAAAGACCCGGCATACAATCGCATCAAGGGCGATCTGCTCATAGGGAATCGCGAGCCCTACGCGCCGTGCCGGGACTGCGAATACGTCGGAACCCCGCCGGCGTGGCCCGAAAACGGGTTGTCCGCCTTCTACCCCGCAATCAACAAGACTCGATTCTGGCCTGGAGATGCCGCCTAAACTGACCATTCACGGCAAGGGGGGGCACGGTCGCGTCGTCGCCGCCGCCGTACGGCTGACCGGGCGGGAGGTGCGATTCACCGATGATGCGGGATGCACGTTCCCGGACAAGGACGCCGAGGCGATTATCGCCATCGGGGACAACAGGGTTCGGCGGATGCGCGATTCGGGCACGCTCGTGACAGTGGTGCATCCCACGGCATTCGTAGACGGATCGGCGATACTGGGGTCCGGGGTATTTGTCGGGCCGTTTGCCCTGGTGCACGTAGGCGCAAAGGTGGGTCGGGGGGCAATCGTCAACTCGGGGGCCATAGTCGAGCACGACTGTGTTGTTGGCGATTGGGCCCACCTGGCGCCCGCCGCCGTGCTCTGCGGAACCGTGACCGTGGGCGAAGGGGCATGGGTGGGGGCTAACGCGGTCGTCAGGGAGGGGCTTCGCATAGCGCCGTGGGCCGTTATCGGGTGCGGCTCGGTGGTCATTCGGGACATCGCCGAACCGGGCGTCTACGTAGGCAACCCGGCCAGGAGGGTGAAATGAGATTCTACGAGAGAAAATCGGTCGTCGCGGCCTATTGGCTGCTGCGTTTCGTGGCCGTTACGGTCCTGTGGCTGTGGTTGTTCTGGCCGTTTCGGTCGTTGCGCACGGCGACGTAACGGAGGGGGATAAGCCCGACCGGGTGCGGTGTCTTCCTGATTCCGCCCCGGTCGGCGCTTTCTAGGAGAAGAGTATGGCTGCACTTACGGTTAGTACGGCGAAGGATTCGCCCCGCGTGTCCAGCGTGGCAAACGTGGTCTTGGTCAGCGGCGCGGGTGGCGACGCTACGGAAGTCATCGCGGCCGGTGCGACGGGCTATCAGCATGTCGTGACGCGGTGCCATATCTCGTGGGACGGCGGCGGCGCCGAGAACATCGCAGTGAAGTCCGGCAGTACAACCATTCACACCATCTACCTCCCGGCCACCGCGTGCAATTTCGACATTCCGCCGGGTCTGATTTACACGGCGGCCGCCGAGGCGTTGAATTTCGACAAGAGCGCCGCCACCGGAATCCTCAGCGCCATCATCGAGTACGTCACCGTCGAGTTCGGCGATTACGTAGGTATCGTCTGATGGCGACTACGTACGGACGCACCATCGCCCAGTTGGAGGCGATCATTGCCGACAAGGTGAAGCTGGACGTCTCCGATTCCGACGAGTTGTCTCGGATCGACGAGGCGATTACCGCCGCCGGCCAGGCCGCCTGCCTGTGGGAAGGGCGCAAGTGGTGGTGGCTGTATGGAACGAGCAACTTCGACACCGTCGCCGACACCGCGTCGTACGCTCTGCATACCGTAAACACAAACGCCATGGCCTCGCTGTGGTCCGTGGAACGCCTCTACATGGAGGACGACTGGCCGCTGGTCCCCATGTCCTGGAAGAACTACCGCGATTCGGCCGCGTTGAACAGTCAGACGGGCAAGTCCAACCGCTACGTCATCGTCGGCGGCTCGCCGACGGCCTATCTGTGGCCCACGCCGGACGACGCCTACACGGTGTACGTGGACTACATCAAGCGGCACTGCAACATCATCAACGGGACCAGCAGCGATTCGGACCTGATCGTACCCGACGTGTTCCACCTGTCGGTCTACGTGGACGGCGCGGTCTGGCTGCTGCGCAACGGCGTAGCGGACCCGGTGGGGCTTCGCAATTCTTCCGCTTTCGTGGACGCGATGCGGCGCATGGCCGAGGCGGCCCCCGGCGGATACGAGGACCTGTCGGCGGTCAACCGGCACCCCGACGCGCAGCCCGGGACCTGGCCGCACAACCGGCACGTAATTGAGATAGGCGACGGGACGATCGTCGTGGGAGATCCGAGCTAATGGCGGTTACGCCCACGCTCATGCGAGATTCGCAGTTCGACGGCGAACGCGACACCTTGAGCGAGCAGACGCTTCACCGGACCTACAACATCGGGAACGCGGGCACACTCGCGGACGTGAGCCTCAACCGCGGCGACGCTCTGCCCGAGGACGCCACGGCCGAGATTGTCGAGTCGTGGATTGACACCGGGAAGAATGGTCGGGTAGCGCGGGTTATCGCCCGCAAGCCGTACTACGAGACGGGGGGGGGATAGAATGGCGGGCTCCTGGTATGAGGTGACGGGTTCGCGGCAGATTGACGAAGATATCGGCGCCATCGACTACACTATCACATTCGAGGCCGCCAGGACGGAAGATTCCCCGGCGCTCGGCCAGACCTACGCCGAGGTCGCCGTCGCCGGAGGAACGGCCGTTCCCTCTACGGGTTTGGTGGCTGCGCCTGAAGTGGTCCAGGTAGGGCGCCGCCTGAAAGTCGGCGGTGGGACCAAGAGCCGGATCGTTGTACGGTTCCGGGGCATCAAGGCGGACGCCACATAATGGCTGACGGTTGGGGCTATATCCGGGGCTACAGGCGCGCACAGCAGCTTGCCAAGGATAAGTGGGTGGCCGTACGCGGGTACTGGGCGACCCATGCGAAGGCCGCGGCGGTGTCGCAGTCCCTCATCGGCCAGAGATACCACGACCGGGGCATAGGCAAGTACGCCCCGACATGCGTTCGCGTGGACATCCAGGAAAATATGCGGGGCTTCGCGAACAAGGCCCTGCTCCTGGCGCATTACGAGACGCTCCGGCCGACAACCGAGGGCAAGCTGATTATCAGGCGGCGCAGCAGCGACACACGAACCCGCGAGGATCTACAGAACCACGTCATTCAGGGGCCGGACGCTGACACCGGCTGGGAATGGGAGGTCGTTCGCGGCAGCCCGTACACGATTCGGGCCGGCGCAACGTACATTCTCCAGACGGCGTGTTGGGTGTCGCGGATCGGTTGGGATATCGCTCGGCTTGCCGCGTCTCGCCGCGGGAAGATCAACCGCAATCACATGCGGAACTTCCCCGGCACGTCGCCGTACACGCTGCTATACTTGGGGATCGAGACCGACAACACGGTCATGGTTGACCGCGTGTACGTTGACCACGTCTTCCTCTACAACGGACGCGGCTGGAACAATGACCTACAGGTCCAAAAGGGCGTGCGGAAAACAAAGCAGTACCCCGTGCTGGATGCTGAGGATCAGCCGGTGTTGGACGATCAGGGCAACGTCGTGACCCGCCCCGTCCGCGTGTTCGCCCCGGCGCAGGAGGTGGCTTCGACCCGCACGGATTACGTCACAACCTACGGCGACCCGGTTACCACCTACACGTACAAGGACGCGAAGCCGGAGAGCCGGATGCTCTACCAGACGGCCGACTTCGGGGACTTGGACAAGATGGTCGTTTGGTGACTAGCGGCGGCGCATGGCTTGCTCAGCGACGGCGGCTAGGGTGCTGGGCATAGGTCTCATACTGAGGGCTCGCGCCTGGAAGAATGCGCCCGACCTCTGCGGTGTGACCATCCAAAACGTACACGGCTCCGTCCGGCCCGACGGACATCGCAGTGTATCGCGGAGGCGTCGGGGGAGCCGGTGCAATAGGGGGTGGCCCATACGGTGCGTGTACCGTTATCTCTTGCGGCAGTTGCGGTGCTCTGTAGGTGTCATCAACAATGTGGATTGGGTTGTCCTGAGTCTGCGCGGTACTCTCGCCGTTGAGCAGCACGGCTAGTGCCAACCCCACGATCAGCCCCACGATAACGGATTTGATGTCTAGTTTCATGGTTTGACCTCCCTGAAACCATTTTCCCAGGATCGTCACCGATTGTCAATGATATTCGACTGGCTGAAACGCAAACTGTCGCGCCGACCGGAACCCCAGCCGGAGCCCGCGCCGGAACCGGAATTGGAGGATATGCCGGAGGAGCCCGCTGATTCGCCGGAACTGGACGACCTCGGCGAACCTGAAGAGTTGACGCTTGAAGAACTGGGAATCGAGGCTGCCGACCTGCCGCCCCTGGAGTTCCCCGATCCTCCTGCATTTGGCGAACGGGCCGAGTACACGCCGACCCAACCCGAAATCGCGGGCCTGACGGCCGAGGAGGTTCGCGATGAGCTTCACGCCTACATGAAGCGCCCGGTGTTGCTGCCGGACGACACGGCTTCAACCGGCGGGTTCCGGGCGGTCTTGGGCGTTCCCGTTGCGACGGGCCTACAGACCCCCAACGGCACGAATTGCAAGTGGTCGTATGTCGCGCACCGCGTGCGGATGGTGGCCGCGAACGGCGACGCCAACGATTGGCAGGAATACGGCGACGAGTTCGCGCTCCGCAACAGATACGAAGAGAAGAACACCACGCTCAGTATTTGCCTCGGGTTGCCCACCCCCGTGCTGGACTACGACAGCGACGGGACCGACGAGTTCTGTCCGCTGCCGATCCCCGAGGGGACCATCGTAGACGTGCAGGTGGACATGCTCAACGGGGAACCGCAGTATAGTTTCTCGGAGCCGAACACCATCGCCGGGGGGTGTTAGGTGTCCTACCGGCGAGTGGTGGCGTGTTGTGGCGGCAGCGTGTGGAAGCTTCGCCCTTGTGGCGATTGTGACTCCCTGACCCTGACACTGTCGGGCGTCTCGGTCTCCTCCCTCCTGAAGTTCGGGCCGAAGTTCACGGCAATAGGATACGCGCCGTACCGAGAATGCGACCATTACGCATGGTCGAGAGCCGGGCTGGACTTTGACATCAACGGCTCGTTCCTGCTGGATTACGATCCGTGGAGCCACAGGTATTCCGCCACCCTCGGCGCCGGCTACCTTCACGTCGGGGAGAGCAACGACGGGGTTACACCGAACTCGCCGTACTCCGTGGACGAGTTTGTAGTATGGGCCGAACTGTCAGGCTATGCAACCTCAAGCCGGATCTTGACGGTTGGGACTACGAGAACGAGTTCCACGCCCTCATCGTACTCGGTATTCAACTGTCTGGGGGATATGGAAAGCCTGTGGGGTTTGGCGGGCTCCGGGGCCCCCGATCTGTTCCTTGGGTGGTTCGCATGGCCCGGCTGGCCCAGCTATTCGTGTGACGACTACCGCAACGGCGTTGTGGTTCCGAACGTCCGCACCACAGACGGCGTGGTTTGGGACCGCGACTCCCATCATATCATCGTCACGCGGCGTCTGGCCTACGGTGGTACGGCCGTGATTACGCCAGGTGGAGCGGGTCGTTGCCCTGGCGGGAAGCCCGTTTACGTGACCAATCCCCAGTTCGCCGTTCTGGAGGGGGGCGTCACGGCCATTCAGGAGCCGCAAGGCAAAGTGTGCTACTCGGTGACTCGCGCCACACCTGCCGAGCTTGCCGCCGATCCAACAATCGTGACGCTCGACGACAGCCTGGTCCGCAACCTCTACAACTACGGCACATGCGAGGCTTGCTGCCGTGGCGTATGAGATAGCCGACGGCGCGAGACTGAGGGAGCTGCGCCATGGGGGCAAGATCCTTCATCCGCCGCCGGACCCGCGCGTGGGGATATGCGCGGCCTGCCCGCGCCTGGCGCACTGTCAGGCGGTAGCCAAGGCCGGCTGCTGCGGATCATACGAACCTATACACATTCTTACGGATTGCCCGGAGGGGCTATTCCCACAGGGGGGACTAGATGGCGACTTTGATTTGGACCGGAGCGACTGACGGAGTATTCGGGACAGCAACCAACTGGCTTGTCGAATCGACGGGGGCCGTGTCCGAGGCCGCACCGGCGACGGACGACAACATCATTATCCCGAACGATGCGAATGTCTCTCAGGACATCGTCGGCGACGACCACAACGACGTATTCATCGCCAAGTTCATCATCGAGGACGGCTGCTCGCTGAACATCGGAACCCCGCAAGAGCCGCTGCGGCTGGGGGCGAAAGACGCCGCCGACTGGACGTGGGGCGGCGACGGCGAATACCACATCCAGGTCGCCGCGAACACCGCGGGGGTTGATGAGATCACGATCCAGGGTGCAGGCGCCTATCACCTCGCATCCTACTCCGGCGAACGCCTGGCGGACGATCTGAACATCACCAACGCGGCCGCCACGGTCTACGTAGCGTGGCGGGACAGCGAGACGGCCGTTATCGACACAAAGATTGTGTCGGCGGGGACGTTGTACCTGGGTACGTCAGTGGCGACCGGAGACCCCGCGGCCATTACGCTTGTGCTCACCGGCGGAGCGTGCGTGAGCAAGTGCGGCTTAGCGGCCGTGACGAACACCGGCGCGACGCACACCCACTATGCCGGGGCGATCACCGCGGCGACGATGTACGATGGGACGTTGTATCTCGTCGGCGGCACACTCGATACCGCTCACATCTACAGCGGCGGCGCCGTGGATCTGACGAAGGCCACGTCGGCGCTGACGGTATCGACGGTCAACGTGCACGGCTCGGGTGCGTTCAATGACCCCGAGAGCCGCGCATCGGCCGGAACGGTTATCAACGTCTACGGCGATCCGAACCCGGACGATAGCCCCATCGACGTGGGGGAGAATGTGCGGATTACGGTAGGGAATATCTAGGATAGATGGCTATTCGTAGATGGTTGGGTACCGTGAGCGATTCGTGGAATGTTGCCGATAACTGGAGTGGCGGCGCGGTTCCGGTGGCCGATGATACGGTAATCATCCCAGGGAACGCCGCGCGCAACATTTACACAGGGCTGGATCAGTCGTCCGTTACTATTAGCGCGTTCACCATTGAGGAGGGATGTGCCATCAACATCGGCACAACGGGGAATCCGCTGCAACTCGGGTGCGCCGCCGCCTCGTCAATATGGACGCTCGCGGGTAGCGGAACGTATGTGATCAAGGTTGACGGTAACGCCAACGCCTACGCCACCATAAGGGGTACGGGCACCTATCGCCTGCCAGGGCTGGGGGCGGACGGATTCTCCGAGATCCATATCACCAACGCATCTGCGACGGTGTACGTCGGGTGGGGCACGTCGGGTCACGACGTGGATTACATCTACAACCTTGCCGGTGCGACCGTATATGTGGGTAAAGACTGCAGTAACCATGCAGGTATCGACGGGCCGAAGATCGTGGTCGGGGCGGGCGTGACCGTCTTGGAGTGCGACGCGGAGGAGTTGACGGTGCGCGGGGGCACGGTGACGATGAACCCCACCCAAGGCATAAACGGCAACATTGGAACCGCATATGTCTACGCCGGGCGGTTAAACTACAACGGCAACGAAACCATCACGGATCTGTTTATCTACACTAACGGTATCGTTGATCTATCCGCCTCGCCGGGGTTGGATGCGGCGATTACGGCCATCGACATCTACGGCAAGGGCACGTTCTTCGATCCGAATAACGCCAACCCGGTCGGCTCCACAATCGACCTCAACGGCACGTCACTGAAGACGGCAAGCGTGCACTGGGGCCAGTACCGCAAGATCACGACGGGCGCAGTAGCGTAGGGGAGAATCCATGTCGCCTGTCGGCAAGATATATAGCGGCCCCCGGTTGACTATGCGATAGCCCGGGGGCCTAGGCACGATCTACGGAGGAGAGCGTGCCACGGGCAATATACCACAATCCCCTGCGCATCGCCTCACAAAATCTCCCCAAAATGCCGCAAGCGTTAGGAGGGTTCCATGGCACTGAAACGGGGCCGAAGGCGTGACGTAGTGGCCGAGATGCAGCGGCTTCAGCAGCAGACTGAGCAGCGTTCGCGGCCCCAGCCACAGACTGAGCAGCGTTCGCGGCCCCAGCCACAGCCGAACATGGTCCAAGCACAGGCCGGACAAGCGAGGGCGATGCCCACCATGCCCGCGCCGCAGATCCCCGAACACTGGCGCCCGCTCAATCAGATGCGATTGGCGGCCGGCCAGCCGGTGTCCGCCTTCGGCGGCACGCGCGCCACGCAGGAGCAGCGGTACGCCTACAACCGCTACCGGCTGGACCAGCGGGCGGCAGGCGAATCCATAGACTCGTTCATGCAGTGGCGGTCGCGGCAGAAGGGGGCGATGGGCTTCAACTGGGGGGCTGTGGCGCCGACGGCCGAGGGCGCGATGGCCGCGAGGGCGCAACTGGACAATATCCGCCTGCAAGAGCAGATCGAGGCGATTGAGGATACGGGCGGGGCCGACTACTACAACAGCCTGGCCGGGGTCTACGCCAGGGCGGGCAAGCCGGAGCAGGCCGAGGCTGCGCGGACCCAGGCGTTCGCGCTTCGCAAGATGACGCTGGAGGCCGGGCACAAGGCCGAGGCCGACAAGCGGGCAATCGCGGCGGACACCGCCAAGCAGACGGCCCGACTGGAACACGACAGGAAGGAGTTGGATTTCGCGCGGGAGAAGTTCGACCGGGAGATGGTGCTTGCCCGCGAGAAGCTGGAGAACGCCCTGAAGGTCGCCGCGGTGAAGGCCGAGGCGGGCACAGTCAAAGATCGCCGCGACACGCAACTGGCCCAGTTGAATAAGGGGGCGGATCGGCTGGAGAAGCGGGCACAGTTGCATTGGGACCGATACCACGCACTGCAAGACGAATACCGGACGCAGGCGGCCAAGGATGAGGTGAAGCGCGACGACCTACACCGGATCAGGCTGGAGATGGCCCAAGAGAAGGCGCGGCTTGGCGCAATCTTCGCCTCTCGCGAGAAACTTACCGAACAGATCGCCGGCCTTGTCGGGGAGGGGGGCGATACTGAGCCCGACGGCGCCGAAGTCACCGCCACCAATCCTGACACGGGCGAACGGCTTGTGTGGCGCAACGGCAAGTGGGAGCCGCTTCAGTGACGCCCCCGCCCGGATTTGTGATTGACCCGCCGAAAGGGTTTGTGCTGGACGCGCCTACGCCGGAGCCGCCTCGCGGCTTTGTGCTGGATGCCGCCCCGGCAAAACGCGCGCCGGCGAGAAAGGCGCCCGTGAAGCCCGCGCCGACCCATAGCCCAGGTTGGGAGCCATACACAGGCTACGCCCTACAGGAAACCCTCAAGGCCCGGAAGACGCCCCCCCTCTCGTGGCCGGAGCCCGAAGGGTTCACGGTAGGCGAAACCACCAAGCCGGGCAAGCCGATGGAGATACCCAAGGGCGCGTTCCCGACAGCCCCCAGCCTGGAGGCCGGCGAAGGCGGGCCGGGCAAAGCACCGCGCCCGAGAGTGTCCACCTATTCCGTCGCCAAGCCGAAAGCTGAGTGGCCCGAGGCCGAGTTCGACCGCGAAGCCGTCATGGAGGCCCATGACCTTAGCGCGCTCCAGCGCGCGCAGTTGGCCCTGTCGGAGCAAGAGGGTAGAGTTCGCAATCCCGTTTTGCGAGCCATCGCCGGGGGCGTGATACAGGGCGCGCTCGACGTGAAGTCGCTTATGCTCCGCATCACGGGACAGCCCATCAGGGCGGGCCAACTGACTCGACAGACCAAGCTCCGCGAACGGGTGGCTCACAATATAGACGAAGCGCAGATCGGCGGCATGTCCCGTGCCGCCGGCATGCTGCGCGGCGCCACGCGATCGGTCACAATGGCTGCGCCTGCGAGCCTTACCGGCCCCTTCGCGGCGCCCGCCGCGATCTACGGCTTTGCAGCCGTTCGCGCCAATCAGGCGGCTACCGAGGCGAAGGATGGAGGGCTCTACGGAGCAAGCGCCGCCGATTACGTTCTGAAGGCCGCAGCAATTGAGGGCGGGGTTGCGGCCGTTTTCCATGCGATGGGTTTGGGCGGTATGGAATCAATGCTGACGGGCGGGCTACAGGGCGGGGCGAAGCAGATAGCTGGGCAGATTGCCGCGAGGGCCATCCAGGAGGTGCCCGAGGAAATCCTGACGGAGTTTGCCGACCACATGAACCAAGAGGCGCACGGCCTGGCGGCCCCGCTGACAAGTGAAGGCGCAAGAAATCTGCTCATAGACACGACTGCTCAGACCCTCCTGTGCGTGGGAATGCTTGGGGCGCCGTCTTTGGCGAACAGCGCGGCGAAGCCGGAGATCCGCGCAGAATTGGTCGAATCGGTGTCTGAAGCCTACGACATATCGGCCTCACAGGCTTCCGACGCGATCCAAGAGGCGGAACGGGCGGCCCACGGCGCAGAGGGTTCCCAGATCGACCGCGCCAAGGGGATGATGGCGGAAATCAATAGCCTCATTCACCGCCGCTATTCCGCCGACCTGACCCCCGCCGAGCAAACGACCGTCACGCCGGCGGAAGGGGAAGGGTTCGGGCCGGTGCAGGCCGAAGCAGCCGTTCAACCGGAAGGAGAACTGTATGCCGTACCGAAGCGAGAAGCAGCGGAGGCGCCTGCACGCGAAGCACCCGAAGCTGGCGCGGAAGTGGGACGAGAAGTACGGCGGCAAGGTGCACAAGAAGCGGAAGAAGAAGTAGGCGAGATTGCGCCTGAGGGGCATCCGGATGATGGCCCATTTGGAGCCTACGCGAAGGGTGACGAGTGGCATAAGGGGGCAGTCGAGTCGGCTATCCGGGAAGGGAAGCCCGTCCCCCCCGAAGTCCTTGCCGACTATCCCGACCTGCAGCCTGCCCAAAAGGCCGCGCCGAAGCAGAAGACCCCGCATACTGTGTGGTCCGCCAGTTCCGGCGCCACGGGCACGAAGGGCTGGTTTGTGAGTCGGGAAAGCCCCGAAGGTGGACAGGAGGTGTTGCGGGATTCTGCCGGTCGCATGCGCACATTTGCGACACAACAGGCCGCCGAACGCGCCGCGGCCAACACCGGCGAAGCGTATTTTGCGTTAGGGACAGGCGTGGTCGAACCCGAGGCCGCGCCGGGAGAGACACGGGAGATTCCGCAAGAGACGGTGGAAGCCGCCAACGCCAGACGTGAACGCACGCGGCAGGCGCTTGTCGACCAGGGCCACAAGGTACTGAAGCGGCAGCCGCGCAGTGAAGCCGAAGAGGCGAAGTACCACAGAATGGGCTATCGCCCGTCACTGCTCACGGTAGAAGGCGAAATGCAGCCGAACGCTTTGGGGGTGTGGTCCAAAGCGCCGAAAACGCCGAGCCCCGCCAAGAAGGACACCATCTTCGCCGCCCGTCGTGACGCCAAGGCTGCGGGCATCGACGTATCGGACATCAAGGGCGAGGGATCGGTAAAGAGGATACGGGCGAGGATTGCGGAGAGGATTCAGGCCGGCTTCACACCCGACCCGACCGAGCCGGTTGCGCAGGACGCGCGGAAGGCCGGGGGGTTCGCCGCCATCGGCCCCAAGCAGAGCCAGGGCGCGGCGCGCCCATGGCTGACCCTCGAACGCACACGGAGTCCAGATGCGGGCATTGAGGCGTTCTTCGGCCGCACGAACAAGCTCACGTCGGTCACGTCAAAACTCAGGCGCGCCGCAGCCGCCGTGACGCATGGGCTGGTCGAACGGTTTCGGTTCCTGCCCCACTTGCCCAAATCGCCGGAGGCGGCATTTGCCCGCGATGCGATCCGCACGATGCCGGAGCAGACCCGCGGTGCAGCGGCCACGGCGGCGGGCGACCTTGCGGCGATCCTCGAAGGTGACGGTACACGGCAAGCTCTTGATGTCGCGGGCCTGGACCTTCTGCGCCGGAAGGTGTTCATTGAAGACCTGATCTCCGAAGCGCACAAGGCGATGGACGCGGGAGAGAACTCCGCCGTCCGGCTCCCCGAGGGAGTGACGCTTACCAGCCTCCAAACGGATAAAGCTCGCATTGACGCCTTGATAGACAAAGTTCCATCCGTAGCAGACGCCTACGAGAAGCGGCAAGAGCTATGGCAATCCGTCAGCAAAGACCTGGCCGAACGCGGGGTTATCTCCGAGGAGGCCGCCGAGAACGCGACGTACGTTCGGCATTTCGTCCTTGACTACATCGAGCGGAAGAATATCGGCGGCTCGGGACTGGGCAAGGTACTCAAGAAACCGTTCCGCGCATATTCCAGGCGCCGGAAGGGCACCCGACGGGACATCTCCACCGACTACCTTGAAGTGGAGATGAAGGCCCTCGGGGACATCTATCGCGACAACGCCATAGAAGACTTGGCTCAGTCGATTGCCCGGCGATACGACCAGACGACCGAAATGAAGGCGCTCGCCAAAGAATCACAAACCGGGGCCACCGTGCAGCAGTTGGCGGCGCAGAACGGCCTTGTCGAGTGGCAGTACCAGCGCGGCAACATCTTCTATCAGGCCAAGACCATCACCGAGGCGGAAATTCTGAGGCTGGCCGAGGATACGCTGAATGACCCCGCCCTTGCCGACGAGATCGGGGTGCCGCTGTCGGCCATGCGGGATGGGCTGGTGCTCGGCGGGAAACGCAAGACGTTTCTGATCCCCGACTGGTTGGCGGATCAATTGAACGACCTCCCCGTGCGCCATCGGCCGGGTGTCGCGGTGTCGTTCACGGAGCCGTTCATCAAGTTCTGGAAGCGCTGGATACTCCGGGTCAACCCGATTCGCTACAACTCTCGCAACGCCGTGGGTGACGGGGAGCGGGTCAACGCGGCGGGACGCGCTCATGCGTTCGCGCGGGTTCCCGAGGCCGTCAAGATGCTGGCACAGAAGACGAGTCCTGAGGCCCACCCCGAGGCGTACGAGATGGGCGAAGCATACGGCGTGTTCGGCAGCAGCCTGTGGCACGAGATGGGTACGGCGCGGACCCGCCCGGAGTTTGCTCGATTCGAGAAGGTAACAAGCCAATCGGGGTGGAACAAGGCCGTGCGCGCGATGAAGTGGCCCGGCCGCAAGGCCGGCGGCGCGGCACAGGTGATTCAGGACTTGACACAGGCCCGCGAGGACGTGCTGCGCGTGGCGGTGTACTTGGACGCCTTGGACCAAGTGGACGCCTACCTCAACGATGGAACGCCGATTCGCCACTGGAACGGTAGCCAGGCCGACATTCACGCCTTGGCGAAAGAGGATAAGTTCCGCGCGGCCGCGAAGATCAGTCGGGAAACGCTCGGCGACTATGGGGCGTTTACCCCGTGGGAAAACGATCACCTGCGGAACGGGTTGATCCCGTTCTGGTCATGGATGAGATTGAACGGGGAATTCTGGCCTCGCGTATTGAAGAGCGCGGCGGGCGAAGACGCCGCCAAGGCCAAAGCGGGCGCGTTACGCGCCGGGGCGCGTGGGGCGTATGGGCTGGGGAAGTGGTGCGCCAGAATCGGCACAGGCTATGCCCTGATTACCGCATGGAACAACGGCGATGAAGAGCGGCAAAAGAAGGAGCGGGCCCTCCCGGCCTGGCTACGGGCGCGGCCTCACATCATCGTTGGCGACGGCGTAGTCCACACGCCGTCTGCGCTCAGCGATTGGCTGGAGTGGTTCGGCCTGCAGGAAATCGGCGTAGACCTGCGCCGGTGGGAAAGCGGCCAGATAACGACCGGCGAACTGGCGACCTTGATTATGGTTACAGAGGCCAGAGCGCCGGTCAATCGCGTGTGGCAAAGCCTCAACCCGTACCTGAAGGCCCCGATGACCCTCACGGGCGCCAAGACGTTCCCGGACGTGTTCGATTCGTACACGTTCGCGAAGTCCTTTTCCAGCCGCGCCGTCGCCGAAACCGTATTGAACATCCTCGGACCAGACACCAAGCGGTTCCTCGACGCAGCACAGGGCAGGAGAACCTTGCGAGAGGTCTTGAGCTACTATTTCTCTGGATCTGCCTACACCCCCGCATCCGCAGCGGAACTGGCGAACGAGATTAAGCGGCGCTTATCCAAGGCAACACTCAAGCGACAATCCCGAACCACAGGACGGGGACCGGGTGAGGCGAAGGCCGGCAGAGAGCGCGACGTTGACGAACTGAGAAACCGCCTGAAAGGGCTGAGATGACAGACAGCGAGATCAGAACCCAGTTGGCCCGACTCATCGAGGGCCGGGAAGCCGACTCGGAAAAGCTGGATCAACTGGCGGAGAAACAAGACGAACTTATGAGGGCCATTTACGTCGGCAACGGCAAGGACGGTATCATGGTTCGCGTTGACAGGCTGGAACGCGCGGAAAGGACTCGCGCCCGCGTGGTGTGGGTTGCAGTGAGCGCAACCATAATATTCGCGGTGACCGCATTTTGGAACTGGATCAAGAGAGTCAAGGGAGCCTGAAATGGACGTGTGGAACAAGATTACCAAGATTGCAGACCATGATCGTTGGAAGTGTATCGGGGTGCTCGTGGCCCTGTTGGCGGCCACGGCGCTGTTGGGCTGCCAGTCTCGCACGGCGTCCGTCCTGAGCCCCGGCGAGAAGGTCACGCGGCCCCAACTCCAAGCGGAGGCCACGGCGCTGACCGCGAAGGTTGAGGCCGGGTTCGCCGACCTGGACCAGCAAGACGCGTACAAGCGGCGGATCACCGAGGCCCTCAAGCGGCGGATCACCGAGGCCCTTAGCGGCGCGGCCATGGCGGCAACCCAAGGTACGCTGAGCCCCGGCGAGAAGGTCACGCGGCCCCAACTCCAAGCGGAGGCCGCGGCGCTGACCGCGAAGGTTGAGGCCGGGTTCGCCGACCTGGACCGGCAAGACGCGTACAAGCGGCGGATCACCGAGGCCCTTAGCGGCGCGGCCATGGCGGCAACCCAAGGTACGCTGAGCCCCGCTACTACCATCGCGGCGGTGACGAACCTTGCCCTCCTGGGTCTGGCCGGCGGCGCGGTCGCGGACGGGAGGCGTAAGGACAAGCTCATTGGTGCTTGAGCCGCTTGAACCCGGACTCCTCCTGGACAACTGCGACGCGCCGAACCGTGACGTTCCAGCCCACGCTGATCCAGGCGGCTTGGTGGGCGTTTCTGCTGGCCGAACTGGTGATTCTGGCCGTTTTCATAGTCGGCTGGCTGGACAACCGGAAGAAACTGAAAGGTGCAACATGAATTCTGTTCTGACACTGGTTATGTGTATTATTCTGACGCTGTTTGTGGGCATCGGCATTGCCGCGCTGGGCCTGCCCATCATCAAGGCGGCAGTCTACAAGGTGCGGGATCTGCTGAATGCTCGAAATGTGTAGCATGCTCGAGCCGCTGGAGCCGCGAATCCTCTTGTCGGCCTATCCAGGGGACCTCAACGGCGACTGGGGCGTTGACCTAGACGATTTCGTAGTACTCAAGAGCCAATTCCATGCGGACCTGGCCCAGTTCATCGACATGAAGGCCAACTGGGGAACGAGCGTCTTCGACGTTCCCATCCACGCGGACCCGGCAACCCCATTTGCGTACAACAGGTTCGACGGGTCTTTGGTGGACGACGGGATAGACTACGGCGATTTCATTCAGGGCCGGCTTGCCGATTGCTGGCTGATTTCCGGGTTGGCCTCCATTGCCCTGATCGACCCCGGCGTCTTGGAGGACGCGATCTCGGCCATCGGCGACGGCACCTACTGGGTGCAGTATTACGACTACGCGGGGACCGCGCAGTACCTGCGTATCGACGCCGATCTCCCCGCACAGAACGGGCGACTGATCTATGCCCGCGCGCCCGACGGCCTCATGGGTCCGTTGCTGGAGAAGGCGTGCGCCCACGTCCGCTATGGCATGGACTCCTACGCATCCTTGGCGTACGGCTGGGGCTTCCAGGTGTGGGGCTGGTTCGCCGGCTGGGACAGCCGGTTGGTCGGCGACTTCGCCCTATTGGCGCCGGGCGATACCGTAGCCAGCGGGATCGGAACGAACCTGATCGTGCCGAATCACGAGTATGTCGTTCTGGACGCGGACGCCACGGGGATCACCGTCTACAACCCGTGGGGATACGACGGGCGCGAGGCCTCGGGCGACCCGTCGGACGGCGTGATTTACCTGACGATGGGCGAGGCGGAAGAGGCGTTCACTACGGCGATTTCACCAGTGTTCTATTAGGCTCCCGCCGCTCGGGCGACATTGACGTACCGCATGACTGTCTGAGGCACGGTCCATCCGCCCCACGCCATCAGTTCCCACAGCGTGGCCCCCCTCCGCGCGCAGTTGACAGCCCAGGTCGCGCGGAGGAGGTGCCACTGGTTCCCGACCCTTCCGCCCCTCAATTCGCCGAACACCGGCAGCGGCTTTGTAATGGCCTTGATTCGTGCATTCCACCACCGGGGGTTGCGGGCGGGGAACACCGCCCCCCTACCCCGCCCCATGATGTCTATCGTCTCTTTCAGCCGCCGGTCCATCCTGTCATACGGCACAATCGCATAGCCGCCCGTCTTTGTAAGGGGGACGGTAAGCCCCGTCTCTCCGATGTGTTCCCACTCCAATGCCCGCAAACTCCCGAGCCGCAACCCCGCAAAGGCGGCGATCCTGGCCGCGTTGCGGATCTCCAGGTCCTTCCGATCCACCCGCCGGATAAACACCGCAAGCGCCCGGTCCGTCAGGAACCGCGGTGGCCTCTTGGCCGGCGTCTTCACTTCTACAGCCACGACGGGATTCACGTCCAATTCCCTCCTGATGATAAGGTATCTACAAAAGAGATGCAAGCTGTTCCTATGGGCCTGGATGGTTCGCGGGCTTGCCGTCATCGCATCCAGATACGCCTGTACGTGCTCCACGTCGATTTCGTGGACCTGTCGGACGGCCTGAGAGGCGAGGAACCGCTGGGCGGTGTTGCGGTTCGTCTGCGCCTGTTTCTCCCCGCCCCGCGACCGGCACCACTGCTCGTATTGATCGAGCCAGTACTCATTGTCTTTCGGCCCCCGCGACCGGGCCGACACGCCCCTGCACATCATCTTCCGAATCGCCTCGGCTACCGACTTCTGCTTGGTCGCGTACCGCCCGCCCCTGGGCACCAGCGGCACTACCTTTCGTTGCCCATTCTGCGCCGTATACCGCCAGTACCACCGCCCCGTTTTTGCATGCCTCCAGAGGCCGCCGGGAAGCCGATTGGATACCGGATTGGATACTCGCTTTTCCGGGCGTTTGGGCTTGTTCCCCAAGTCGTTCATTTGCAAGGCTTTCAGACTACGCCGTGCAGGGCTCGAACCTGCGACCCGCTGATTAAGAGTCGAAGCGTAAGGCGTGACATAATAAGCAGTTGGAACGCTAAATGTAGGGGAGATATTCGCTTACTATTCGGTCGCTGTCGGCCACGTGCTGCGGTTTGCGGCATTTTCGCGCGACAGTGAAACCGGCGTTGGGTACGCGATTCGTCCTTGACACAGTTTGCCATGTCGTGTATTCTGTACGACGCTAGGGGTCTGTTCGAACCTCTCTGTGTTTGGGGTACCGATTGTGAGCGACACAGAAACCTCACCTACGCAGGATTCCGAATTAGCCCGCGACATTGCTCTGGCCATTATGTCTATGCTTGTCCTAGATCGCGAGACCCGCGCCGGTGTTGTGGAAGCTATCCATGAACTTGCGCATGCCAACCTCGATGAGCCGGAGGCGCAATGAGATAAGGCACAGCCACATCCCAACAATAGCGGGATGCCACCAAGTCCCCCACCAAAACGACGCTACCGCCGCTACGCATGGAGTTGCGTTGAGGAAGAATAGACTATACAGGCCGTGCAGGACCCCCCAGGCGCGGCCAATTAATACGGCCCCACCAATGACGGCGGCGGTCGCCAGGCCACGACACGCCATTTCCGTGCCCACGACACGCCATCCCCAACCATGTCTCCGAAGGGGCAAGCCAATAACTATCGCTTCGGTCCACAGAACGGCGATACCAGCCGACAGCACCGTATATACCGCGGCAAAGAGCCAGAAGCCAGTGCCGAGGTCGCAGAGAAGCATCGCCGCAACTGCGGGGATCGGGAAGGTGACCCACCATTTATACCGTGGAATCAACCGGAATGCCGAAATGGCCGCAGCGGCCGCCGCGCAAATGCCCCCCAGACCAAACATCACCAACGGTATCCAGCACAGCAACCGCACCGGCCAGATCCAGCCGCCCCAGCACCCTGCCCAGGCGACCCATGCCAGCCAACCGCACAGAACGGCCCCAGCCACAGAATGCCGTAGGGAGTCGGAAAGCCTCACGAGGGTGGAGAGAGAGGCGAACAGCAGTCCGGCTGGCATCATGGACCTTTCGCAGTGGATGCAAGTAACTTCGACATCCCATTCGTCGTCCCGAACCAGAATCTCTGCCCCACACCCTGGGCATTGGATTGTGCCCTGCCCCATCGCGGCCTAGCCCTTCTTTCTACTGCGCATGCTGTTCAGAACCTTCTTCTTGGCCGCGGCCACGCGCTTCGGGTTCATCGGCGGCATTTCTGGCAGCCCGGCCCGCGCCCGCATCAGGTTTACCACCGCCTCCCTGCCGACGGCGTCTAATGATATGAACCCCCAGATGGCGGCCTGAACTATCTCTTGGCGTTCCATGCCTGAGTAGGTGGCGAACTTCTCCAGTGCGTCCACCACATACTCGTCAATAGCCCACGTTTTGTTTTTTTTCCCGGCCATATAAATCATTTAGTAGCCATATCCTACAAGATTGCGACCAATATCCGGCAATATTTGTCAAGATAAACGCTTGATGCCTCCGATGCCTTGTTCTATATTGTTATTGCAATATAGAGGACGCGGCGATGAATCAGGCTCGTCGGACAACAATCAAGGTCAGCCACACACTGAGGCCCGCCACCCTGAGCCGCATACAAGAGGTGGCGGACAAGGAGGGCCGGAGCCGGTCTGGCATGATTGCGAGGCTGCTGACCGAGGCCCTTGATATGCGTGACGGCCATGATAATTCTCCTGGCCGTCCAGTGGCCCCCCCCTCAAGAAATCCATCGAACCCAACATGACCATTGTAGAGAACAGCCCGGATTTGTCAAGACGCTACTACTCCGTGAGCCACTTTCAACGGCTGTTCGGGAAGGCCGCCTCGACGACATACAAATGGCTCGCCATTGCGGAAGCCCACGGCGCAAGACGCATCGGCCCCAAGGGCGGCTGGCGATGGCAAGAGGCTGAGGTGATCCAGGCACTGCAGGAGGCGTGGGACTGATGAAACGGATGGCACGGGAAGAACTGGACGCGGTCCTGGCCGAGCACGCCAAGTGGCTGCGGAACGACGGCGGCAAGAGGGCGGACCTGTCGCGGGCGAACCTGTGGCGGGCGAACCTGTCGTGGGCGGACCTGTCGCGGGCGAACCTGTCGTGGGCGAACCTGCGACGGGCGGACCTGTCGGGGGCGAACC